ATGATAGCAAGAAACATTCTCAACAGCATGAAAAGCACATGGGCAAAAGGCGAAGCCGGAAAAATCGTTCCAAACGCTACAAATAAAAAATGGGTAAAACTTCTGGAACAACTGTCAGGCGATTCAAGCGGAAAGAACGTTCGTCAGATGTTCAACATGAGAAAGGAATTGGACTTCTTTGTAGGGAAAAATGGGTTGGGGTCCGTTGCACGCGATCCTGAATCATTAAAGGATTTATCAAAAGCACTGGAATATGGAACAAAGGGAAGCAAGGATGATGTAACAGATCTCATCAAAGCGTGGGATACAGACATTGCACGAATAGGAAGTGAGTATGAGGCACCGGAAGTCGTTAAGGCGTTAACGGCTTATGATCGCTTTATTAACAACGGACTGTTGATGTGGGGAACGGATGCAGGACGAGTTGCGGGAAAGGTAAGCAAATTTGGATATGAATTGCAGCTTAGTAATGATTCAACACGCGCAGCGGCGTCCTTGTTCAAGACAGCGATAAAAAGCGGTGATCCTGAATCAATACTGAGATTAAAAAACATAGTGGGCGACGAGGCGTACTACCGTGGCGTTGGAACTCATTTACGAGATATATTTGAGCAAAACATTAAAGAAGTTGACGGAATAATGAAACCAAACTGGGCAAAACTTCGTGAAGTGCTTGGAATTTCAAGAACATCTAAGGCGCTTAAGGTAAAACCTTTCTGGGAAAAAGCACTTGACAGCTCAACTTCACCAGTAAAAATAATAGACGGAAAGGAATTTGATCCTAACCTGTTCAAAGGTGCCCTTCCTGAAGGAACAATGGCAAGCACGGAGCTTCGAAAGCTTCCGCAACTTGATGATTTTAGGTCTCTTCTGGATGTTATGGAAAAAGTTTTCAAGAATGGAATACCTTCAATGAGTGTGTTCATGGCTCGTCGTGCGACAATTGGTGGTGTAAGAGCAGGTTTAAATGCGGCGCTTCCAACACAGGTTCTAGGAACTGGTGCAAGAACTGGTGCCGGTACTGCCGGTGCATTAAGCTTGATTGGTGGACAGTGGTTCTGGCCTTTAATGGGTGCGTGGACTCTTCGTTATGGTGGAAAAGTCATGACCAGTCCTGTCAACATGCGCGTCTACAGAAACGCAATTGATACAAACTTACCTGAAACCGTTCGTGCCTTGAATCTCATTCGATTAATGAGAAACATGCCGGATGAGTGGAAATCTTTTGACCAAGATCTGGCTGAACTTGAAAATGCACAAAAACAAATTATAAAAACAGGTGGAAACAAAGCAATGCTCGATAAGTGGGGTAATAGATCAGCTGACGCTATGGAGCGTGTAGTGAATACCGCTTATGATTTAGGAAAAAAAGTTATTTCCGGTGAAACACCTTATGTTCCAAAAGTTATGGAACCAGGAACACTTCCATTTGAATACATGAAAGGGGAGGAAGCGCCACCTGTGGCCGATACCTATGCCCCTGAAGCTGCCGGTGAAGACGCGGGTGGATATGGTGTTACTGGATCATCCATTTATGGAAATCAAACCATGTCACCTAATACAGCTGGGTGGCTGTATCAGGGCAATACTGACGCGGCACTCGCCTCAAAGTACGGCGGACAAAAGGACGGAGGAATGATTGAACCCCTCAATGCCCCTCGAAAGATGGACAAGAGAGGAATAATTTCATTGGTGAGTTAGGTGGAGGAAGAAAAAATGACACAGAACCGTGAGGATATTATTAAGATTACAGGTGAACTAAGGTTGATTAACCAGAAGCTGGACAATCATATTCACCACATCTCTGAAAAAATTGACACCATCTTCAGGATTGTGTGGACAGTCTCATTCGGAGTGCTGGCGTTGATTCTCAAGGCCGTTTACACGGCGATGATGTAATGAATTATGATAAATTATTAGAGTCAGTCAAGAAACACGAAGGGTTTAAGGACCACGTGTATCTGGACTCACTTTCCAAACGCACCGTGGGCTACGGCCATCTTTGTGTGGAAGACCATTGGGAAGACGGAAAGAAATATGACAAGGAATATCTGGAAGACATTCTGGAAAAAGATTTACAATCAGCAATTGATCAGGCGCATGACATGTGCCAGGGACTGGAAATTTCAGACGATGCAAAATCCATAATTTGTGAGATGATTTTTCAGCTTGGAGGAAACGGTGTTTCCAAGTTCAAGAACATGTGGAAAGCCCTTAAGGAAAATCCGCCAAATTATTTCGAGGCGCACGTTCAGATGCTTGACAGCAAATGGGCCAAGCAAACGCCAAATCGAGCTAACGAAATGTCGGAGCATATGAAAAACTGTGCCTAAAACACCTAGATTTAACCTTCAAGGAATCTTAAGTCTCCTTACAAAAAAACCTATTGAATGGCTTACCAATCTCATTAGCAAAACCAGGGGAGCCGATGGTGTCGTGGAGAGTATTACAAAACCATATGACCCTCAGAATGTTTTAATGGATATATTTGAAAAAACAGCAAGGGGGGAATTTGGCATAACAGCTGACGAAATAGGATCCAAAGTGGATCTGGAAACTTTGGCGCGATTGCGTTTGAAAGACGCGATATCCGCTGGGTTCAGTGTTGAGGACTGGATCAAGGCGAGAACAGATCCTGGCGCTCTTCAGCATACACATAAATGGACAGAGGGAGAACCGGCCGTGACAATAGAAGACTGGCAACACATGGACTGGGATCAGGCTCAAAAATTTCCCAACATGACATATGAAAAGTGGCAACAAGCACAGGACCTTGCCGGTTATACATGGGACCCAAAAGAAAATGCCTACGTAAAAGTGGAGGAAAACTGGGAACTTGTACCAGAGCATTTACGCCCGGCAGAATTTCAGGAAAATCCAAAAGGATATGATAAAGCTGTAAAAGAACAAATAGAAAAGGAAAAAAAGAAGGGAATATTTACTCTAATTCAAGGCGGGAAAGATGATGATTGGTCTCCACCTGGTCTTGCTGGTGGAGGAATCAAGATTAGAACACCCAAGTTGCATGATACAGGATTGATGAAATCTCTGTTAAAATTGGGTACAACCATGGGAATGAGTGAAAAGGAATTATTGGAAATGGCAATAAAATTCAATTGGGATGTATCCGATAAATTAAAAAAACAGTACGGTATAACGGATGAGGGTTTAAGGGCTGGAAGTGACAAAGGACTGGAGTGGCTTCTTCTGAAAGCAAATCCTGATCTTGCGAAGCAGCCTTACTCTGAATCCAAGGTAAATAAAATGCTCAGCGAAGAAATAGGCGAACTGCCTTCAAAACAGATGGATCTTTTTAAGAAGAAAACTGGTGGGTTAGTGAGTTTGGTCAATGGGTAGTCCAATAAAATTAAAACCACCTAAATTAAGATTGGGAGAGCGTTTCGGAAAGGGTCTTGGATCCATATTCGATTACCTTTCTCCTTCCATGCAGCTTCCGTTACTGAAGGTCATGAAGAAACTTCACCCAGTCTACGCCGATGTTTTTATAAGTAAGTTAGGTGAGAGACTTGCCTGGGAAAGGGATTTACCCCCACAGTTGCGGGACATTGGATACGAAGACAAAGCGGCGATAAAACTCAAAAGATGGGTGTTTGACAATGTTAAGCATGAAAAGGGACAATATCCCTTTAATGTAAAATTAGGATGGCCCAAGCTTCTGGATTTTACTATTAGAGAAGGGAACAGGAAAAAACCTTTCAATTTTATTAGGGCTTTCGATGAAGATTTTTTAAAGTATAAAGAAACAGATGAATTCAAGTATGACATGGCACTGCAAAATCAGAAACTGGAAAAAGAATTAACAGAACTAGCGGATGAAAAAGAAGGGGCGAAAATTATTCCGTTTAAAAAACCTGAAAAATACAGTGGTGGATTAATTAGCTTGATTTCTTAGTCTTTTTGTGATATAAGGAACCGTGAAATTAATTAAGAAATATGATTACTCATCATTGAAAAGGGAGGACGGGGAAGCCCGTTTATACCTTACACCCGACGGTGAAAGCTTACCGTCCGTTACGACCATTCTCTCAAAAGCGAAAGACAAGAGCTTCCTGAAAAAATGGCGCAACCGTGTGGGGGACAAAGAAGCGGAGCGAATAATGCGTGAATCCACCCAGATTGGAACGGCGCTCCACCTATATATAGAACGTTTAGTGAACAAAAAAGGATACAAGGATTTAACGGAAATAGGGAAAACAGCCCAGAAAATGGCTGAAGTCATAGTGAAGGAAGGGCTGAAGGACATCACGGACGTATGGGGATCGGAGGTTAACCTCTATTATCCAGGAAAATACGCCGGAACGGCTGACATGATTGCGTTGTACCAGGGAAGGCCCGCAATTATCGATTTTAAGCAGGCTAATCGGCCAAAGAAGCGCGAGTGGGTGCAGGACTACCTTATGCAGCTTTCCGCTTACGCCATGGCCCATAACGAGATATTTAACACCGAAATTGACCAGGGCGTCATTTTTATGTGTTCACGCGACCTTACTTTCCAGAAATTTGAACTGAAAGGCGACAATTTCATTCGCGCCGGTGAAAAATTCATGAAAGCACTTGACTTTTACCTGAAAACTATTATATAATACATACAGGATGCCGTAATGGGTCCTACTAAATCTTGCTTAACAGGAGGTAAATATGAACGAGCTAGATATCATACGTAACCATTTTCTTGGTTTTAACAATGACTTTTTTGATAATTTCAGGACAGTCTCAACCTACCCACCATACAACGTAAGAGAAAAGAATGACCTAGGTGTCATTGAATTCGCCGTTGCGGGGTTCGCTGAGGGTGATTTGACAGTTGAGGTAAAAGACCAAACTTTAAAGGTTTCGGGGTGTAAGGAAAAAAAATCCGACGGGCAGCTCAAGCACGAATCGGACTTTTATCACAAAGGAATATCGGATAGAACTTTCCGAAAAAGCTTCAAACTTCATGAACACATTAGAATTGATGGAGCGGAGCTAAAGGATGGACTTCTTAAAGTTACCTATAAACGTGAAATTCCAGAATCCGAAAAACCAAAACAAATAAAAATTAAATCCAGCTAGAAAGTTCCTCACCGCTGATTTCCTTGGCGATGTTGACCTTGTTCCGAAGGGACTTAATGATTTTATCATCCACAGTCCCTTTGGCTACTAGATCTATATAAAGTACCGCATTCTTTTGTCCTATTCTATGGGCACGGTCCTCTGACTGAATTCTTTTTTCCAAATCATAATTGTTTGAATAGTATATGACCGTACTAGCAGCGGTTAATGTGATCCCGTATCCACCTGTTTGGGTGTTTCCTATGAAGAAACGTATGGAAGTCTTTCCCTGGAAAGCGTTAATGCACTTCTGCCGATCTTCCGTTGCCGTTGCGCCGTAATACGTGCAGCATGAGCTTGATCCGTATTCATCTGAAATGGCCTTTTCAATTCTTTTAATGTCATGAATGTAGTTGGCCCATATGATTACCTTTCCCGTGGTCTCTCCCAGTATCTGCATCAATTCATCAAGCCTGTTATTTTTAAGGTCCAGTGTATCCCCGCTGTCCGTTTTCATGTGACCGCACGTAATCTGGTGCAGTCTTATCAACTGTGTCAGAACATTGACAGCGGTTAGTGACTCTCCCTTTAATATTGTCATGGCGTTGGCTTTCATGTCACGGTACGCTTTGTTCTGTTCCTCCGTCAGTTCCACTTCACGCTTGGTGTATACCTTGTCCGGTAGATCAAGGCAGTCCTTCTTCAACACGCGGTATGAATGGGGTGATACAAGCTGTCCCAGTTGGGCCAGGTTCTTGAACTTGACGATCTTCTGGTACTTGTGCGTTCCGCCTGCGGCGTTCGCTGTAATGACCACGGCGTACCGGGTTCTGAATGCGTAGTAGCTTTGCTGACCCAGTATTTCCGGATCAAGAAAATCCATCTGTGACCAGAGGTCCATGGGTGACTGTGTCACTGGGGATCCAGTCAGAATTCTTCTGTATTTGGTTTCCTTGGATAGTCCTAAAATATTCTTTGTTCTCTTTGCTTTTGGATTTTTAATGGTGGTGCTCTCGTCAACAATCATCATGGACCGCCCTATTAAATATATCTTCGCGAATTCCATTCCTTTTTTTGTTGAGAGTGCCTCAACGTTCATGACCATTATTTTAAAAACCATGTCTCCGCTGTGCTGTTTCATCCATCCCAAATCATCGAGATATTTCCTGGATGTTGATTGTTTCCATGACACAACTTTTTTTTCAATGTAGTCCGGAACGTGCGTGGGGATTTCTTGATCTACCCACGTCATGTACGTTCCCTTTGGAGCAATCACTAATAATCTGTCAATTTTCCCTTTATTATAAAGTATGCACGCATTGTCCAATGCTATCTTGGTTTTCCCAGTTCCCATCTCGGCAAAGATGGCAAAAGATTCCTTATTCCAGCATTTTTTCAAAGCATCTTTTTGATGCTCATACGGTTTAGTTTTAAATTTATACATTGGCGTAATACGGATCAGCGTCTAAATTTTTAAACCATTTTGGTGGATTTTTCCATTGACCAATTTTATGCACATAATAATCCCTATATGCTCTTACAAAATCATCTTGTTTAAATTCATCTGGCATGCACTGTGGAGGATCAGTAATATTATCAAAAGACGAAAGTCTTGGATAAAGTTCGTGAATAGCATTAATAACTTGCTGACACGCATGAAATTTATTATAACGAACTGTATATTCTTTAGACAATTCTTCTGCGTGACAAAGTGCCCAATAAAAATTATCACGGGTATCACCAACCCATATTGTCATGGGATGATTGGGATAAGCTGATTTATATCCTGCATCATAGCCACGGCGTCTAATTGCTGTAGACAACATTTGTGTAGTTTCTAATACCATTTTAACTACATGTTTGTCACACTGTGCTCGTGCAGCTTTAGCTGGGTCTTCATTTAAAAAAAATATATTCATATTGTATTTCTAACTTTCTACTTGACAAAGCTTATATCATAGTGTATAAGGAAAGTCAAGAAATAAAAATATGACAGTATATGTTTTACAGGAAATGGGAAGAAACGTTAGATCGGCAGAGAAGTTTGGTGATTTAAAAATTTTACTTCCTGACAATAAACAAATTGTCCTATCCTCCGGACCACTTACCCATAAGCTAAGAAAAGAGTTATCCACATTTTGTGACGATGACTACTTGCTTTTGATAGGGGATCCTGCTATAATAGCAATTGCTGGAGCAGTTGTAAGCGAAGCAAACAGAGGAAAATTCAAGGTTCTGAAGTGGGACCGTGATGAAAAGAAATATTACGACATAGAAATAGACTTGAGAGGTAAAAATGAGTGATCTATTAAGACAAATGGCCCAAGATGCGGGCAACACGGCCCAGGACAACATGGGTAAGATTGGCGCAGTAGCCAATGACATTGCTGATACGGACAAAGAGATCAGTGATATAGAAGATCAACTAAAAAAGAAAAAACATTACAAGAAACATTTATCAGAAAATGTTTTACCTAATCTTTTTGCTGAGGTTGGGTTATCAGAGTTAAAACTAGCAGACGGCAGACATCTTAAAGTAGGTAACTATTATGGGGCGTCGATAAAGGACACTAAAAAAAGTGCCGCGTTTGCATGGTTACGGGACAATGGATTTGGGGATTTAATAAAAAACCAAGTCTCTTGCAGCTTTGGACGGGATGAAGATGAGAAAGCTAAAGGATTGATTAACACTTTAAATGAAAAGGGTTTTCAATCTTCACAACGCGAGTGGGTCGAACCCTCCACCCTTCGCGCATTTATACGTGAGCAACATGAAGCAGGCAATCAATTGCCTATGGACTTGTTAGGAGCTTACGTAGGACAAAAAACAACGATTAAAGATTAAAGGAGAAAGGCCTTATGGCACAAACTAAAGAAGTCGCAAAAGCGGCAAAACTAGATCTAGCGGTTCTTGCTAGTGATTCAAAAAATGCGAGTGGATTCGGCAATCTTGACTTGTCAAGAGATATCGCTATCCCTTACATCAATATACTACAAACAACAAGCCCTCAGCTTAATCCATCAAAAGCGGAACATGTTGAAGGGGCAAAAGTGGGACAGTTCTACAATACTGTTTCGCAGGAAGTCAGTGATTCACTTAAAGTGATTCCTGTCCTTTACCAACTACGATACGTGGAATGGAAACCACGTGAATCCGGTGGCGGATTTGTAGAAGCACATGATGCCGACAGTGGGATCTTGTCTAAAACAAAGCGCGACCAGTTGACATCTAAAGATGTGTTGGAGAATGGCAATTACATTGCCACTACGGCATATCATTATGTCTTGGTTCAAGGAGCTGATGGAAATTGGTCACAAGCAGTTATCAGCATGACATCTACTCAATTAAAAAAGAGCAGACGCTGGAACAGCTTGATGCTAACCCAAAAAGTTCAAGGCCCATCGGGAAGTTTCACTCCACCAACATACGCAATGATCTACAATCTCACTACAGTTAGTGAGTCAAATGATCGCGGAAGTTGGTTTGGTTATCAACTTGAGAAAGCTGGACAGGTAGAAGACGCTGACATTTATAATGAAGCAAAATCATTTTCAACCGCAGCATCAAGAGGAGATGTAGAAGCTAAACCTACCGTTGAGGGGGAACCTGTAAAAGAGGCTCCACAGTCAAACAGTAAAGAAAGCGACGAAGATATACCGTTTTAGGTATATCTTTTTCTAAACTGGAGGTTTAGTGGAAGTTGATAAATTTAAGGCGATATTTTCCGGCTTAGACATAGCTTATGGTCAGCACCAATCCAATGGAGAGCGTGCTGACGGTAAGCAGGAAGGAAAATCTTATATTGTCCGTAAAGAAATAACTGACGAATTATGGGAAAAACATCTTAAGGGGGAAGGACCTTCCTTAGGGATCATTCCTATTATGGCAGACAACACTGTTATATGGGGATGTATAGATA